ATAATTTAAATTACATTGATGTTTCTTATATAATTACCAGTGGTGAATCTGGAAATGGTGTTAGTGACTTTAAGTTTGGCGGAAGAATAGTTGATAATAATGGAAGAGTTGTTACTGATGGAATATCGTTAGTGACAACTAACGTGGCATCAAGGAGTGGTAAGGAAATTGAATCTGTAGAGTCAATTAAAAAATATGCTCCAAGAATATATGCAGCGCAAAATAGGGCAGTAACTGCAAACGATTATGAAAGTATAATACCAAAGATATATCCAGAAACGGAATCAATTTCTGTTTATGGTGGAGAAGATCTTGAACCCCCAAGATACGGTAAAGTTTTTATCAGTATAAAACCTTTTAATGGACCATTTGTATCAAGTCAGGTAAAAGACAATATCAAAAAACTTTTGCGCAAGTATAGTGTTGCTGGTATTGTTCCTGAAATAGTAGATTTAAAGTATCTTTTTATTGAATTTGATACTACCATTTATTATAATACTAACCTTGCTTCTTCTCCAGACAGTGTGAGAAGTATAGTCAGTCAAAATATAACTAAGTATGCAGAATCTAGTGAACTGAACAAATATGGCGCAAGGTTTAAATATAGTAAATTTTTGAAAATAATCGATGATGGTAGTAATTCCATTACTTCAAATATTACAAAAATTAGAATGAGAAGGGATTTATTTCCTCTCGTGAATCAATTTGCTGATTATGAAATATGTTTTGGTAATAGATTTCATATAAAAGATCGTAATGGATTTAATATTAAATCATCTGGATTTAGAATAAATGGTTTAAGTGAAACATTATACATAAGTGATGTACCTGATTCTAATTTGAGAACAGGTAAGATTGTAATTTTTAGACTTATCTCGCCAACTGAGTTTGTGATTGTAGCATCAAATGCTGGAACAATAAATTATGAAAAAGGTGAAATTATATTATTCCCAATCGATATCAGAGAAACTATTAAATTCAGTGGGGGTAATCCAGTTATAGAAATATCTACAATTCCTAAATCCAATGATATTATTGGATTACAGGATCTTTATTTGCAGATAGATATTAATAACAGTATTTTAAATACTGTTTCTGATGAAATTTCATCTGGTGCTGATGCATCAGGTACATCATATACAGTAACATCAAGCTACGAAAACGGAAATCTTGTAAGATCATAAAATGACAGAGAGCAGAATCAAAATTAGTTCAATTGTTGAAAATCAACTTCCGGATTATGTAAAAGAAGAATTTCCGCTAGTTACGGAATTTCTTTCTCAGTACTATCAAGCAATAGAAAATCAAGGAAGTACACTTGATATTCTGCAGAATATTGATCATTATATAAAAGTTGATAACTTAACTAATTTAATTGATTCTACGCAGACAACATCGAATGTATCTCTGTTTGATGGAACAATTAATGTTGAAAGTACTTTTGGATTTCCAGATTCATATGGATTAATTAAGATTGATAATGAGATTATTACTTATAAAAGCAAAACATCCACATCATTTGATGAATGTGTAAGAGGATTTGTTGGAATTGAAGAATATTTTAATAATGATCAATTGAAATTTTCTGATACAAATGTAGAGTCTCATGTTGAAGATTCTACTGTTGTTAATTTGAGTGTTCTTTTCCTTAAAGAATTTTTTAATAAAATTAAAATTCAGGTTACTCCTGGATTTGAAAATCGTGCTTTGAGTTCTCAAATAAACGAAGGACTTTTTATTAAACAATCTAAAGATTTTTATTCATCAAAAGGAACAGCGCACTCTTTTGAAATTCTTTTTAGAGCTCTATATGGTAAAGACGTTGAAGTTATTCTTCCGCGCGATTTTCTTATCCAACCTTCGGATGCTCAGTATAGAATTACTAAAGATCTTGTAGTTGAAGCAATTGAAGGAAATCCTACAGATTTAATAAACTTAACTCTATACCAAGATTCAGTTTACGATATTCCTGCATCAAGGGGTACAGTATCTAATGTAGAAAAAATTATTCGTTCAAATAAAGAATATTATGTAATTAGTTTAGATTTTGGATATGGCAATAATGTAAATGATACTGGTCTTGCGCTCGGGAACTTTACGGTACACTCAAAAACAAAAAATATAATTGATATTGTCCCCAGTTCTGATACTATCACGGTAGATTCTACGTTAGGTTTTCCATCTTCCGGAAATTTAACAGTAGATCTAGAAAATGGAACTCAATTATTAATTAATTATACATCAAAATCATCAACTCAGTTTTATGGTTGTACTGGAATAAATCAGAATGTTCCAAAAAACAGTGAATTAAATTTAGACGCTTTTGCTTATGGATATACTGACGTTGAACAAACTAAAATTGCAAAAGTAAGAATTACTGGTGTTCTTTCAAATATAGATTTAGATTCTCCCACCAAATATTACGATAGAGGTGACTTAATAAAGATTGTAACTATTGGTAAGCAATCTAATGACTTTAGAGCAAATAAATGGTTATTTAATATTTCTTCAACTCATAATATAAAATCTATAATCGAGTTAGATGCATTAAACTTTAGATATAATATTGATCTATATGATCGACATTTTTTCTATATTGGAGATTCAGTTACAATCATATCTCCCCAAGGACAACCTGCATCCGAAATTAGAGGTGTTGTAAGTGCGGTTAAAAACTCCACTTCTATTACTATTTCTTTAGAGCAAAAATTAAATTCTCTTGTACCTTTCCAAATAAAGAAAAATATAGTAAATGTATCATCAAAAAATGACTTAAGTTTGAATAAGTATGTTGCGAATGTTCAAAACACTTATATTGATAGTACAAACTCAGTATACGTAACATCACTTTCTTTACCATATTATGCAAATAATTCTCTTGATATAAGAGATAAGAAAATAACCTTTTCCGGAACATTTTCCGGAGATTCTCTTACAGTTCCAAATCATAAATTTTATACTGGCGATAAAATTGTTTATAACCCAGATCAAAATGAAAATAAACTTGATTTGGGAGCCGGAAAATATTTTGTTCGTAGAATCGATTCTAGCACAATAAAGTTAAGTAGAAGTGTCGCAGATCTTTTTAATAATAGGTATTTGAATGTTTCTGGTACTGTAGTTGATAATGTTTTTTATTATGAACCTTTTACTTTTGAAAATTTAAGTCCAAAGACTGTACTACCTCAAAATTTAATTAGACAAATTCCAATTCCATCAATAACAAATACTCGCTTTATAACTCCCACTGGGTTTACTGGTATTTTTGTAAATGGTGTTGAACTCTTAAACTATAAATCAAATGATTATGTTTATTATGGACCAATAACATCTATTGATATATTATCTAGAGGAGGTAATTATGATGTTATTAATCCACCAATAGTACAAATTAGTGATTTGGTAGGATCTGGTGCTACCGCACATTGCACTGTCAGTGGATCATTGGTAAGAATTGATGTTATAGATGGTGGAGTAAATTATTTACAAAATCCAGAAATAATCATAACTGGGGGAAATGGTTCTAATGCTAAAGCTATTCCAATTTTAGAATCATATGATTATTCGGTTTCTTTTAGTTCTAATCAGTCCGCAGGATATGTGAATTTAATTGATAATACTATTGGATTCTCATCTTTCCATAAACTTAATAATGGAGATGAATTAATATATCAAACAAATGAGCAGCAGGGAATTGGTGGAATTACAACCAATTCATCTTATTTTGCCTCAGTAGTTGACGCGAATACTATAAAATTACATACCAAATTAACTGATGCTTTTGATAGAACTAATCCTGTAAATTTATCTTTACCATATGGTACAGGTGTTCATACATTAAAGTCAAAATTCAAAAGAAGAAAAATACAATCAATAAATGTAATAAATCCAGGAACTAATTATAGAAATAGAAAATTATTTGTTGGTTCTATTGGTATTAGCACTGCAAATAATTCAATCAATATTAATAATCATAATTTTAATAATAAAGATATAGTCACATATCAATCTACCGGCGAAGTAATAAGTGGATTAGACACATCAAAATATTACTATGTCGAAAAAATTGATGATAACAATTTTAGATTATTCGATCAGTATACGCTAGATGATAAAAATCAAATAGATTTTTATTATGAGACAAATCAACCAGTAAACTTAACAAGTGTTGGTAGTGGTCTTCATATTTTCAGAGATGAACCAATAAGAATTCAAATTATTGGACCTGTTGGAGTAACTACATTTGCAAATCAAAATTTTGATGCCGAACTTCAACCTATTTTCCGAGGAAGAATTGAGTCTGTATTCTTAGAGGATGGTGGTTCTAACTATGGAACTGAAGAAATCTTTAATTATAACCGACAACCTAATATTACACTTAACTCAGGAACTGGTGCTGAGATAAGACCTGTAATTTTGAATGGTTCTATTGTTAATGTTTTTGTTGTAAATCCGGGAATAGGTTATAATTCTCCCCCAGACATATTCATTGAAAGTCCAACAGGATCTAGTGCTATCTTAGTCCCAATAGTCAATGAAGGACTTTTGGTTGAAGTTAAAGTTGTATCTGGTGGAATAGGGTACGAACAATCAACAACTACGATGATTGTTTCTTCTGCTGGACAAGAAGCAAAATTTAGCGCAAATATAAAATCTTGGCAAGTAAACCTGGTTGAAAGAAATATTATTTCGGGTGAAATAACAAATGATGATGGTATTATTGCAGAATCATTAAACAATAAATTTGAACTTGAATATTCTCACGGATATGCTCCAAGAAGTCTTAGAAGATCAATACTAGCAGAAAAGTTCACTGACGAGGGAATTATTTACATTCCGGATTTAAATATCCAAAATGGCAGTGAAACTTTATCGGACGTACATTCCCCTATTATTGGATGGGCATATGATGGAAACCCAATCTATGGCCCCTATGGATACTCAACTGCTTCAGGTGGAGCAGCAAAACTTTTAAAATCTGGATATTCAATTTCACTGCAAGATAATAGACCAAGTTTAGATCTTTATCCTGAAGGATTTTTTATAGAAGATTATCAATATACTGATAATGGTGATTTGGATGAGTCTAATGGAAGATTCTGCGTTACTCCAGAATATCCTACTGGGACATATGCTTATTTTGCAACTATATCCGAAAATATTGAAACATCAGGAACCTTTGTAAATTATAGAAGACCAATATTCCCATATGCAATTGGTGATTACTATCATTCAAATATTGGTGTAGTTAATTTTTCACCGGTCTTAAATCAAGATGATTTTGATCTCAATCAAACTAATTTATTAAGAAATACGACTCCATATTATTTGAATAGTGATAACAGTTTTTATGAGTATCTAGAAGATCCTAATAAAATTAAAGAGCAAAATTCTAAAGTTATTAATGTATCTTCCGGATCAGTAACATCAATTGATATTATTGATCCTGGCGAGAATTATAATGTAGGTGATCAAATTTTATTTGATAATGCTGGAACTGGAGGAAGAGGTGCGAAGGCCTATGTCTCTGGCATTCAGGGTAAAAATATTGTAGGCATTTCAATTACAACACTTCAAGTAGACAATGTTGAATTAATTGGAAATGTTGGAATATCTTCTTCACAATTAAATTTGAAAAACAGAGATTTTCTTACTATAACTGGAAAAATTCCAAATCAATTTAGTACAACTCAAAGAATTGAAATAGTTAATAGCACTCTTATTCTTTCTTCTGGAATTGGATCTGCTTTTTATACTGGAATAGTGACTTATATGAGCGTTTATCCTCCAATAAATGCTATAGAGAATGATTTATTTTATCTTGGCAATGAAGTAGTTAAAATACTGAATATTGACAAATTAAATTCCAGGGTCAGAATACTTAGAAATCAGAAAGGAACGACCGGAATATCTTCATATTCTGCTGGATATGCATTAACAGAATCTCCAACAAAATTTGTTTATAATTCTTCTGGTATTGGTGCTACTTTCTTTGATAATAGAGAATTTTATTTTAATCCAATAGAGTCTGTTGGACTAGGAACTACAAGTGGAGTTGGAATAGGACTGACACTATATTTTTCAAATCCAGGAGCTGGCGGAACATCAATATTTGTTCCAACGAGAACCATTTATATTCCAGATCATCAAATTCCTACCGGAACTGAACTTTTATACCGTTCAAATGACGGTAGTCCATTATCAATTTCTACTGATGGCGTTAGTTCATATAATTTGAGTAATAATTCTATAGTATATTCCGCCAAAATATCTGAAGATCTAATTGGAATTTCTACAGTTCTTGTTTCTTTGGGAAATACTGGAACTTTTGTTGGAGTTGGGTCCACAAATATTGGAACTTTACTGTATTTTACTAGTATTGGGTCAGGTGTTAATCATAGCTTAAAATCAAATCCAACCAAAACAGTTAAAGCAGATCTATCAAAAAACACTGTGAATGTTTCTACTGCGGAAACTCATGGATTGTTTGAAAGAGAAAACATAAAAATAACAGCTTTACCTCAGTTGTCTACAAGTGTATATGTATCTTATAGTGATTATAATAGAAGACTTTGTATAAACAAACTATCATTTAGTTCTCCAAATGTTGATATTGTTAGCAAAACAATTACAATAAATGATCACAAATTACCGACTGGGCAGAGTGTTGTATACAGAGAAATCACACCTGTTGGTGGATTAGTTGATAGTAAAATTTATTATGTAATTGAGTACGGAAAAAATTCCATTAAACTTGCGGAGTCACTTTATGATATATCAATTAATAAAGTTGTAAACATAACATCCACCGGTTCTGGTACTATTTCTGCAATAAATCCTCAGATTGTTGTAACCAAAAATAATACTATCAATTTTGATTTATCAGACTCGTCATTGGCTTTCAAAAATAATGCTATAGACTACACTGCTTTCGACTTTAATATTTACGAAGACGCTCTTCTGAATAAAAAGTTTGACAAAACACCAAATTCATCTACATTTAATGTAATTAAAAACGGAAGAATTGGTATTGACACTACGGCATCAATATCTTTAATTTTTAATAATGAACTGCCCAATAAACTTTATTATAGATTAGAACCAAAAAAGGATAATCTTTTACCAAGTTCAAAAAAAGAGATTATATTTGATGATCAGATAAGTGGAGCTGGAGAAATTATTTTTGTTGACAGTGTATTATCAGGATCTGCTTCAATATCTGGAGTAGGAAGTACAACATTTACTTATACAATTCCTTTCGCTCCCCCAGAAAGTTCATATAATAAATCTAATGGAATTTTTGAATATGAAAGATTTAGAGGTAAAGGAAAAATAAAGAACATTTATTTAGAGTCTGGTGGAACAAAGTATAAATCGCTACCATCTATTTCTCAAGTATTATCTGAAGACGGTAAGGGTGCATTACTATATTCCAACGGAACTGATATTGGATCTGTAAGTAATGTTGAAATTATTGATATTGGATTTTCATATCCAAAAGATTACACTCTAAGACCAACCGCAAAACTACCAAATATTTTAAAACTTTATTCTTTATCAATATTTGATAGAATTGGTATTTCATCACAAGGAATTAATTATGTCATTCCACCTGATTTGGTTGTTATTGATAAAAAAACTAACAAACAGGTAGTTGATGTAGATTTATCTTACAACTTAGGTGACAATGAGGTTAGAATAAACAGGAATGTATCTGGAATTTATGACACAAATCCATCTATAATACCCATAAACAATTCAAATGGTATCGGAATTAATTCTATTACCTATGATTCGACAACCAAAAATGTCACCTTATACTTAAAACCAAGTTATAGTGATCTAGAATCTTTCCCATTTGCAATTGGCGAAAGGATTTTGGTGGAATCTGTTGGCGTTACTTCCACTACATCTACAATTAGAGGATATAATTCAGAAAATTATGGATTTTCTTTATTTACAGTAACATCTACCGATCCCAATATTGGTGGATCTAATCCCTCTATTACTTATAATTTATCTGAATATCTTTCATCGGGAGAATCGCCGGGAACTGTGAATCTTAATGGATTTGTAGTACCGGAAAGATATTTGCCTATTTTTAATATTTCTTTGAAAAAATTAGAGTTCTTGAATGGAGAAACTGTATCATCAAAATCAGCAAGTGGTATCGTACAACTTTGGGATTCTAAAAATAATAATTTAAAAATAGCAACAAATAAAGATTTTGTTATTGGTGAGGTTATTATTGGGGAATCATCAAGAGCAAGTGGAATAATTAATGAAATTTATATATCCGACTCATCTTACAATGTTGACTCTTATTCTATTGTGAGAAAAGGGTGGTTTAGTGAAACTGGATTCTTGAATAAAGACACACAAAGAATTCAAGATAGTGATTATTACCAATATTTCTCATATTCACTAAAATCAGAAATTTCTTTTGATGTGTGGGAAGATAGTGTAAGCACTTTGAATCACACTGCAGGATTTAAAAAATTTAGTGATTTGGTAATTAATTCTACTTCAGGTTTTGTTGGATTATCAACATCAATAGATGCTAATAATAGCCAATTTACTGGAATTGCCGATTTATACAGCGTAAAGAGTTTACATTGTTTTGATGATTTCGATTTAGTTTCTGAAAACAATATAGTTATGAATAATAAAAGTTATTCAGATACTATAAACTTTAAATCAAAAATACTTCAGGATTACATAGAGTCTATTGGCAATAGAGTATTAAAAATTGATGATATAAGTTCGGAATTTAATAGCAATCCAAGAACAACTAATTTTAGTGTAATTGATTCATTCGACATTAATGATTTTCGGTCTAGAAAATATGTCATTTATATAACCGATAGAACTCTACCAAATGAAAAAGAAACAATACTTGTATCTTTAATTCATGATGGATCTACCGCATATTTAAATCAGTATGCAAGTGTCACTAGTGAAGAAGATCTAGGTCATTTTGATTTCAATATTACTGGAGTAGATGCTAATTTACTATTTTATCCAAATAAAAGTGAACTTAATAATTATAACTTAGAATATCTATCGTTTGGTATTCGAGACAATGTATCTGGCATAGGAACTCTACATCTTGGAGATGCAATAACCATAAGATCAGATACATCTGAAATTTTAGCAGGAAGTATTTCTACCACTGTTGTTGGCATTGCTTCTACCTACAGAGCATCTAAAGTATTAGTTCAAATTGGAGCTACTGATAGATCATATTTCGAATTTAATGAGTTTACTTTACTGCATGATGATAGTAATGTTTATTTTATTGATTATGGACAATTAACTACTGGTAATTTTAGTTCTTATTCATCTATTGGTATTGGAACGTATCATGCTTACTTAAATGGTTCTGAACTAAATCTTGACCTAATTTTAGACAATCCGTCAACAGTAAATTACAATATAAATTCAGTTATTGTTTCTATTGCAAACACTTCCTCTAGTGGTCTTGGAACAGGAACTGTCGGTGGAACTTTCTTGGAATCTAATCATACCTCTATTGCATCCACTTCTTCTCCCACTGGAACTCTTGTATCTGAATATGACCTGGTAAGTAACTCTTCATATTATATTGCTGTTGTTGAGGATCTTACTAATGGAAATTCTCAAGTATCTGAAATAGTTGTAACTAATTCTAGAACAGAAAGTTATTTGAGTGAATATGGATTAGTAAAAACTAGTGAGTCTTTTAATTCTCTTGGACAGTTTGATGCAAATACTACAGGAAACACCGGAAACTTGTGGTTCACTCCAAATGCTAATATTGAATGTGAAGTTAGAATTTTTGCAATTCATACTGGATTAGATGAAACTTCTGGAATGATTGATTTTACTAATTCAGCGTTAGATTCATCTTATGGATTATATAATGGTTCATCGCTAGATGTTAAGAGAGAATTTGAACTTAAGCACAATTCAATACCAATTTTCAAACGACAGTTTGATGGATCAAGTTCGGATATTGTTGACGTGGTTAGAAATACGATTCGTATTCCGGAACACTACTTTATTACCGGTGAAGAAATAACATACTCATATCAAGGTGCGCCAATAGGAATAGAGACTACATCTATCGCGGGAATAGGAACCACCGATAAACTTCCACCAAATCTTTATATTGTAAAGGTTAATGACTTGGATGTACAAGTAAGTGCTTCCGCATCTCATGCATTATCGTCCACACCAAATGTTTTAAGTATAACATCTGTTGGAAGTGGTACTACACACCATTTCTCAGCAAAAAATCAAAATTCAAAATTATTACTGGCTCTTGACAATGCAATACAATCACCAATTGTATCTACTGCAATAACAACCAAATTGGTCAATAATATAGAGATATTTGAGAACATTTTAACTTTTGCTGGAATTACATCTTTTTATGGTGGAGATTTAATCAAAGTTGATAATGAAATAATGAAACTTACTGGTGTAGGAATTGGAAGTACTAATTTCGTGACAGTACTACGTCCTTGGATGGGTTCAACCCTAGCAATACACACATCAGGTGCTCTTATAAGTAAAGTTGAGGGTGATTTTAATATAGTTGATAATAATATTCATTTTATCGACCCACCTCAGGGATTAGTTCCCTTAGAAAATCCAAATAAATTTGATGAAACAGATTATTCGGGTATAACTACCAGTTCTAAATTTAGTGGAAGAGTTTTCTTAAGATCTGGTATAGAAAATTCCTCTCAGGAACCATATTCTAGAAATTACATATTCAACGATATTTCCAATCAATTTAATGGAGTAACTTCTGATTTTAGATTAACTTCAAATAATAGTAATGTAACAGGTGTTTCTACTAGCAATTCTATCATTTTAATCAATGGAGTATTTCAGATTCCATCGAGACCTGGTGCGGTAAGTATTGTTGGTGGTTATGATTTAGAAGAATCTAGTGGTATTAGCACTATTTCTTTCGTTGGAACAACCAGTTCTATTGGATCAGACATCAATATCTCCAATATACCAAGAGGGGGTATTATTGTATCTGTTGGTTCTACTCGCGGATTTGGATATCAACCTCTAGTTTCTGCTGGAGGAACTGCTGTAGTATCGGTTGCTGGAACAATTCAGTCTGTAAGTATTGCTAATAGTGGTTCTGGATATAGAAGTGGATATCAGGTAGTGAATGTTGGTGTCGGTACTTCTAGTCTGTACAGTCCAAACATTGAATTTATTGGAACTGCTACCGTCAGCGGAGGTCATGTTGTAAGTGTTGCGATTACAAATCCGGGTGTAGGATATACTGCATCAAATCCACCATATGTATTTTTTGATTCTCCACTTTCTTATACTAATATTCCTCTAGTTCATAGTTCTTCTTCACTTACGGGGTTTGGAACTGGTGCTCGTGTTGACATTATCGTTGGTCAGGGATCAAGTGTAATTAGTTTTGAACTTAAGAATTTGGGATATGGATATGGACAAAGAGAGATATTAACTATTCCTATCAGTGGAAATATAGGTATTCCAACAAATACTAATCTAATTTTCAAAGAATTTTCAATTATTGTTGAACAAACATATAATGATAGTTTCTCGGGATGGGCTATTGGTGATTTGCAATTATTGGATCCTTTAGATTCTTTATTTGATGGGGAAAGAACAGAGTTTCCAATTTTAATCAATGGAAATCAAACAACAATTAGGAAGAAGGTTGGATCTAATATTGATATTGAATCTACTCTCTTAATATTCATAAATGATGTATTGCAAGTACCCGGAGAAGGATATACTTTTGCTGGGGGAAGCGTAATCACATTCACTGAACCTCCAAGTCAAGGTGACACTTCAAAATTAGTTTTCTATAGAGGAACAGGTGATGTTGATACTGTTCTTGTGGATATTTTAGAAACAATAAAACCTGGAGATACTCTTCAGATAAATTCGGATGATGAATCATATAAGCAAGATGAGAGATCAGTTTCTGAAATTATTTCTTCAGATGCTGTTAGAACTAACATGTATTCTAGAAGTGGAATATCAAATGATTCAAATCTACTGAGACCTGTTACTTGGTGTAAGCAAGAATTTGACATGGTGATGAACGATCAACAAGTGACAAAAGATAGAATTCAATATGAACCATATATCTATCCTATTAGTAATATTATTGAACATGTGGGAACTTCATCTACGGTGATATATGTTGAAAGTGCTAAGACATTTTTTGATAGTGTGGATGAATATGTACAAGATGGTTCCACAGAAAAACCACAAAAATCAATTAAAATTGTAGAGCAAGAAACATTGGTTCCAGCATTTGCTACCGCTATAGTTTCTTCTGCAGGTACTATAGGATCAATATTAATTTCAAATTCTGGTATTGGATATACGTCATCAAATGTTCCTTCAGTTATAATTGGAAATACTATTGGCGTTGCTCTCACACAAAGAGCAACTGCAACAGCAGTGGTTTCTCCATTTGGAACAATATCAAATATTATTGTGAATTATCCTGGAGTTGGATATACTTCTTCAAATCCACCTCAAGTTTTAATTGAACTCCCAGAACCAAAAGTGGAAGTTATTCGTGAGGTTAATTATAGTGGAGATTTTGGAATCATAGTTGGTTATGGAATTTCAACTATGTCAGGTTCTGATAAGAACATTTTTGATTTATACGTTCCACAAAATTCATTCTTACGTGACACCAACATAGTTGGAACAGCAATTACATTGAGCCAAATTCAAGTTGGAGACTTTTTTGTCGTACAAAACTCAAATGTAGGATCTGCATCTACTAATTTCTTCACATACAGAAATGATAACTCAATTATTGGACTTTCTACTCAATATGTTGATGGTATATATCAAGTCAATGCAGTAGAAACGATTTATAGAAGTGTTGCTGGGGTTGGAAGTACATATGTGAAGAGAATTTTTGCAATTGTAGAACCGACAACGGGAATAAGCACTATTGGATTAGGAGCATCTACAATATTCTTCGATTCAACATATTACACTTGGGATCACTTAGGAATTACTACTTATTCTGGCGGAACTATAAGTACTTCAAATTACTTTGGTGACTATAGTTGGGGTAAAATTTCTGGTTTAACTAGATTCAATTCTCAATCTTTTACTTCTAATGGATTTAATGGAATTAGTACTTCACCTAGCGTAATTAGATTGAATCCACTAAAGTATGAAAATTACACTAACTGATAAATATTTCTAAAGGTATAACTATCAATGGCTAAGTTAGGAATAAACACTGGTAGTGCCCCCGATGCTGGAAATGGCGATTCTATGTTGGTAGGTGCCATTAAAATTAATAGTAATTTTAATGAACTTTATAATGTTCTTGGTG